TTGCCACTGGCATTGTAGTCAGGCGTGGTATGAGTTGGGTTTGTCGGAACAGCCATGAGTCGTCTCCAAAGATGAAAAAGACGCTCGTTGGCGTTCGGGAATAGTGGGGTTCTCGACCCTCAATGAGTTAAGTGTGGCACAACGTGGACACTTAATTTCGATAAAAGTAAACACAGCATTGGCGAGTTTACGGTTGCAGTGCGAACAACGAATCTCCATACATTACCTTGTCAAACGGTCAACTAAAAAATCATTTACCCATTGCCTATCGGCATTACTAAAGCCTAATAGCTCACGTTTAGGATAGTCATATTCTAAGCCTGAGTTATTTACTTCGTCCTTTAATCCTAGTTGATGAATTTCTGCGATGTCAGCCGCATTTCCATTAAAACCAACAGCAGCCGAATTTATATCACTGGCCATTTTAAAGAATTTTGGCTGAGTCAATCGCTGAAACATCTTTTGTTTGATGCGCCCTTTCTTGTTTCGTAAAGTTTGGCCACTACCACTCGGTGTAGGTAAATAGTGTTCAATACGAGATTTTAAGATAGTACGTATGCCGTTTGCTTCACGGTCAAACCCCGTTATTCTAAGCCCATTATTTTGCCAACTCCTCATATAGACAATACGACTAATTCCATTAGGTTTTTTGTACAAAAATCTAATAGGAGGATTAGCAGAGCGTACCCGATTTGATTTTCTAGGCACAAAACTGGAACTATCAGGATTTTCTTGCTTTTTAATGCGGTCACTTTGTCTTTTGCGTAGCCCAATCGCTAAATCGCGCATCATGGCGCGGCGTTCTTGGCTATTGAGTCTAGCCAATAGCGGTGCAGCCCATGTTTCTAATTGGCTCAAATCATCAGCCATTGGCTTCACCGTTAATAAACAAATCGGTTGGCCATGCAAAGGTCTCCGTATCTAACATTGGCTCAGGTGGATGGGTGATACTTTCAACTTGGCCATTGGCATTTTTAGCCACCACAACACATTCAGTCAGTGAAATTTTGAGTGATAAATCAACCGCTTTGTTATTTAAAATATCGGCTTCAAATTCAATGTTGGCAGGAAAGCATTTATCTTGTTGGTGTTGTTGATACCAAGCCAGCACAACCACCATGACTTTATCGGCATCACCTGTAAAATCGGTCACGATGATATTAGCGGTGTAGTCATATTCAAAGCACAAGCTCAGGCTGTTACTCACCACTTTGCCTTTATCAGCAAACGTTAATAAGCATTCAGGCGATTTATTTAATTCAGGAACATTGGCCAGTAAATGCTCGCGTAGTTGTTGAAGCTTATTCATAGATAATCAACTACGCTTCGTTAGTCGAAAGAGAGCCATCACTTTCAAGAACAGGCAGCTTGTAGCGGTAGGCGTTAGGTTTTAGCAATAAGCCTCTGGCATTCGCTGGCCATCGATAGCCACTTACACGGTCTGGGCTAAAAGATTTGATATTAACTGCATCTCCTTGATTGCCACCCAGTACCATGATGTTGCCATACTTATCTGTACCGACAACAAAACCAACATGACCACCACCAATACGAGTAAAAATCACAATACAGCCGTAAGCAGGCTTATCGAGTGGGAGGCCAACATTAAGATAGTCTGTTGCTCGATACCAATGTTTAGGTATTGCTCGACCTGCTGCTAATAAAGAATAGGCCGTAAATAAACCACACCACGGTGTTTCATCATTTGCCCACCATGCCTGCAGCATTTGCAGCCAAGACAAAATAAGTGGATTGTGTTTGCTGCCTTTAATTTCGCGTTGTCCAATATATTGACGAGCTTCAGCCAGCCACGGTAATTCATTTTTAGTATTAACAGTCATGGCTATGTTTCCTAAAAAAATGTGCCACATTGCCTTTACTGGTTAAGGCTAACCAAGCCAGCCATACGGCAATAGCCGCCATGAGCGGGTTAACATGACAAGGGAATTGGTTTAACGCTAACTTGACCATCACCGCAAAACTAATCACCATCAACAGCCACGCCCAAAATGACATCAAAGGTCGGTACCGTGCGCCTTTACGTTGAAAAGTAAACAGCCGCAAGCAAATCACCAAACAAGCAATAAATAGAACCCATGCGCTCATCATGGCCTCCGAAATATCACATCTAATAAGGCTTTAATATCAACGGTTTTTAGCTTTTCGAGTAAGGCTAACGTCACCGTCACCACACAGGTTGAGGCTAAAAAAGCAGCCACCGCCATTTCTTGCAAAAGTCCTTTTTTGACCAGTTCAGGTGCAACAAAATAGCCCATCACCAAACTGACAAAGGCATAGGCAAAACGACTTAACAGGTGTGGTTCTTTAGAAATTAAAAAGAACAAAATTGCGCCTGCAAAAGAGCCAATCAGCGCATTACCATCGACATTAGGAAAAAGAGCGGTCAAGCCGATACCTGTTGCAGTAGCAACAACAAGTGCAGAAGTAGAGGTTGGTTCAGTCATGCTCAATCCCACAATTGAATGGTGTCAACAGATGGGGGTAGTGAAGGCATATCAGGCATCACTACCAACGTACCCGTTGGCAAAATGGGTGCTAAAAAAGCTACCTGTGGATTTATCTCAAGGACAGCCTCAACATGATGGGTGTTTCCGTAAAAACGCCAACAGATTAAATCTAAGCTATCGCCTTGCTGAGAAACCACTTGCATTAAATCAACTCCACCAACGACCGTGATTTACCTTGAATATCAGACAAAGCCCAACGTGCATCACGCCGATAAATATCAATATTTGGCTCTAGGTTGTCGGCTTTTTTATTGCCCGATGCAGTGGTATCAAAGTCCCGATACTTTTCCAGCAAATGTGCTTTGGCAAAGCTAAACACCGCTTGCTTATACAAAATCAGTAACCTTGATTCGTTGTTAATTGAGCTGCTGGGGATATTCACTAGTTCAAAGTAACCCATCGCTTCTTGGCGTATTTGCCAATCAACCAATGCCATATTGGTTTCTGAAATAGCGAGGGTTAAGGCAAACAGCGCACGGTCATCATTCACCACACCATCTAGCTTTTGTGTTTTTACAAAATCATCGGTTTGAATTTCAGGAAAAAAGCCGTTGTTAGCAATCGTTTTTGAGGTGTTAGTACCTGTCGCAACAAACATGAGTTATTCCTCAATAGAAGGGCGGTGGAAATAACAATCGCCTTGCCTTTAAAAAGACGGGCTTGTTATTTGCCGCCCCGACGTCGGGGTCCGACTCGTTAAGGACTGTCATTGTCCAATTTGTTACCTATATCGTTCATAAGATTGACCACATCATCAATATGATGGCCATTTTCAGACTGTGGCGACTCATCTATATTTTCTGGTGCAATATGAGGCGTGCTTGTGGGTGTTACTGTTTCAACAGACGGTGGTTCAACCAGTTTTTTAAGCTGCTTTTCTAAACGCACAATATCGGTTTTAACACCTGATTTATCGTGCAGCTCGTAAGCCCGTTTTAATTCAACTAAGGCTTGAGCAGGGTCAATGTCCATCATGCAGTAACCCAATGCTTTATGGAGTCGCGCACGGACTTCATCGGGCATATCTTGGTCACGGATGAGCTGCTCAACCTCAACCAAGTTCTCCAGTAATGCCACTTTGTCGGTGTCTGCATTTGCCAACATAGTCAACGCGTTAATCGCTAACTCTTCAGCAATCAAAGTCGGGGTAGTGCGCTTGAATTTATCAGGCATAGACAATTGATACTTAATGGCATAACTGGCAATCGTTAATGCGCCATCAAAGTCATGGGCATCTAAACGCCATAACATAATGGTCATCAAGACATCGTCTTGTGCGCCTTTACCGCCTTTTAAGACACCATCAACATAAGGCTCATACTTAGGTAGGAGCTGTCGTTTAATGTCGGCACGCATTTCCATACTTTCGATATCTTTCAGCTTGCGTTTATCTTCATAGAGCTGGGCAAGCTGCAATTCATAGGCAGAGGCGTTTTTAAAGATTTCTGAGTCTGAGCCAGCCGCAATCGCGGCTAACTCGGCTGTTTTTGCTTGAAAGTGTCGTCTAGCTAAAGTCATGTCTATCTCACTGAATAAGATCGATATTTTCAGCGAAAGCGACCATGCCGTAATTTTCCACAATAAAGGCATCATTGCTGCTCTCGTAGTTTTCGATACGGTCTAACTCTGATTTGTCGACAATATTGCGACGACGTGCGCCTTCTTGGAAATAAATACTCAAGTTATCCAAGCGTGTTACCAACAAGGCGTTATCAGGGAAACCCGGAACACGAACAGCTTGTAAGCCACCCATGCGTTTTTGACTGATAATGGTATCTGCCGCCACTTTTTCGCTGGGCGCATTGTTGTTGTTAACTAAGGGGAAATACTTGTCAGATAGCAATGAGCGACCGCAAATCACTACAAGCTGGGTGTCTTCTTGATACCATGGGTCAACAAAGTTATTCACTAAGTCATAGACCAACGCATCTAAATTGGCGTAATCACATGTACCCACATGATTCGAGCCGTCTTCATTAAGTGCATCAATATTTTTACCAATACGAATTTTATCAGCGACTTTGGTTCCTTCGCTTAAAACGCGTTGTGGAGAATTGATGCGGATTTTTTGAATCCAACCAATATTCACATCTTGTAGAAGAGGATAGGTGGTTGGGTTAGATGTCGCTGCACGATGAGTACCGTTAAAGCCAATTAAAATACGGTCTAATGCCTGACGTTGAATAATCAGGTCACGAATACGTGTCTGAAAATCTGAGAATTTAGCCCACGAATCCAATTTGGCGTAAGGAATAAACGTGTCGTAGTTGGTTTGAGTACATTCGTATTCATCCACTAATGACACTTCGGTTAAGTCGCGTGGTGCGCGAGCTTGTAGCGCGGTATTCGTGGTGCTGGCAACAGGTGCGCCAATGCCTAAGCCCAGCTTTTGTCCTGACTTTTCAACCACACCAACGATGTTGACCTGTTTTAAAAAAGCACTGCTTTCTTGCATCAGATTTTCAATTTTCTGTTGCACACTTGCGGCAACAGTAAATTTCTGAACAGCAGCGGCCACGCCATTTAAGGCGGCAATTTGACCAGTATATTGGTTGAAGAGAACACGGGTTTCATTACGCATGGGAGAGAACTCCTAAAAAATAAAGGGATTAGCCCATTGCCTTAGCAATCGGTTAATTGCATACCATTACCGCCCGTGGCATTAGGACGCTGCGTGTAATTTGCTGGCGGCTGAACATCAATTTTGGTTTTAAAAGTAGCAAAAGATTGTTTTTCGGCGGCGAATTCGGCTTCTACTTTGGCAAGCTGCTTGCCTAAGTTATCGACAGTGGTTTTTAATTCAGTGCAAAAGTTAGTCACTTCTTTAAAGCTGTTTTCGATATCACCGTATTGTTGTTGAGCCTTGTCTTGTTTTGGTTTTAGCCAAGCCATGACTTTGTTGAATAAAGAAGGTTCATTAGAGGTGATTGGGTCTTCACTAAATTCCCAAAAATCCTCGGCAGTCGAAATAAAGTTATCAGATTTTTGCTTGCGTGCAGCCAGTGGACTATTTTGAGCAGTCGAGCTAAACGTAATGTATTCAGTACCCAAAGACGCAGGGCTGTCAGTAAATGCCAGCCCCACCAAATAAGAGCCACCAACAGCAGGAAAGTCAGGTTGGATTTCGACTGAAAAATAAACTTTTTGTTTGGCTTTAGCGATGGCCACAAACTCATCGGTGGCATCAATCTCACAAAATAACGCCATTTTGCCTTTTAATGCGCCATCTTTAATTTCTTCGGCAGTACAGGCAATCACATCACCATAAGCCTTAAATGGACTATCCGCATATAAAGCGCGAAAATGCTCCATCCAAATCCGCGCACCATAAGTTTGTTGATTGTAATTTTTAGCCATATCCAAAATATCTTGGCGGCTAATGGCGCGGCGGTCAGTGGTTTGACCCTCTACTGCAACACGGAACTTCTTACGCATAATGGACTCCACGCAAGGCAATTAAATTAAACATATCAATAGCCTGCATGGTTTCTCTTAAACGTCTTTAATGCAAACGGCAGCAAGTTGTAAATGGTATTTACAACCGTCAAGCACTCAGTGTTCCTCGCATTAGACAGTAACCTGTCGCCATGAATACCACCCTCAGAAATCTTGAAGAAAGTCATAAAACTGCCCGCTCTTTGTTTTGGCAGGGATGGAGTGTGTCTGCGATTGCTGATTACATGGCGATTCCACGTAGCACTATTGAAAGCTGGAAACAACGAGAACATTGGGAGGATGCACGGCCAATAGATAGAGTGGATGCGGCACTAGAAACGCGCCTGCTTCAGCTCATTGCCAAAGAAAACAAAGAAGGCAAAGACTACAAAGAGATAGATTTGTTAGGTCGTCAGATTGAGCGTCTTGCGCGTGTTCGTCGTTATGAAAAAACCGAAAACGAAGCTGACCTAAACCCAAAAATTGCAAACCGAAATAAAGGCGCACGTAAGCCACCAGCTAAAAATGAAGTCAGCGAAGAAGCACAGATTAAAATTGTCGAAGCCTTCCATGATTCTATTTTTGATTATCAAAAGGCATGGCAGTTAGCAGGCCTAAAACACCGTATCCGTAATTTACTTAAGAGTCGTCAAATTGGTGCAACATGGTATTTCGCCTTTGAAGCCTTTGTTGACGCTTTAGAAACTGGTCGTAATCAAATTTTCTTATCGGCATCAAAAGCACAAGCACATGTCTTTAAACAATACATCGTGCAATTTGCTAAAGAGTATGGCGATGTCGAGCTGAAGGGTGACCCCATCATTTTACCCAATGGCGCACACCTGTATTTTCTCGGTACCAACGCACGCACAGCCCAAAGTTATCATGGCAACATCT